AAGAGGGAGTGTTTAAATTGGTGAGGGTAAAATGATGGTATCATTGGCACTGGCTATTGTATTTATTTGTATTATAGGGGCGTTAGAATGAGATGCACTTGTTGTAATGTATTGTTATCACCTTTTGAGAGTACGATACGAAGAGTTAGTACTCACGACTTCATTGACATGTGTGAAAAATGCTTGTCATTTGTTGACGATGATGTCAAGGTGTTAACACGAGAAGATTTAAGAAGCGAGGTTGGCACGGATGTTGCTAACTATATAGATAACATTGACCATAATGTAGGAGATAACTATGAATAATGTAGAGTTCGAAGGTATGTTGTACTATACAGTCAACGATGCTAAGGATGTTATAAACAACATTGGTCTATGTAGTTTCTTAGAGATGTTGTTTAAAGAAACTAAGCAACGTGCATTGACCATTGAAGAGATGGAAGCAATGCAAACCCTACATGATAGTTGGAGTTTATGATGCCTAATTACAAGAAGTTGCACATCGCTTGTGACCATTGTGGCAGTAGTGATGCCGCAGTGGTTAACGAAGATGACTCGAAGTTCTGTTTCAAATGCAATACGCATACGAGGGCTTCTGAGCCATTTAAACTCTCTACCCTACCACAGGTATCAACCACCATGCAAAAGCCTCTCCTGAGCCGTTCTGATGCGTTTGATAGCGGTATTAACGATAGGAGGTTGGGGTTAAAGACGGTGGAAGCGTTCGGGGTTAAGCAAACACCATCGGGTGAGGTGTTATTCCCCTACTTTGACAAAACAGGGAACCATGTAGCCAACAAGGTGAGAAGTCCTAACAAGGAATTCAAGGTTGAAGGGGAATGGAAGGGTGCAACGCTGTTCGGTCAAAGTTGCTTCTCTAAGGGTGGTGATGTCGTTACCATCTGCGAGGGTGAGTTTGATGCGATGAGTGCCTACCAGATGTTAGGTAGTAAGCAGGCAGTTGTTAGTATCCGTTCAGGTGCTCAATCGGCACTGAGTGACTGTAAGGCGGCGTATGAGTGGTTGGATTCGTTTAACAAGGTGGTTATCTGCTTTGATAATGATGATGTAGGACGTGAAGCTGCCCTGAAAGTGGCTGATTTGTTCGGTGGTAAGGCTATGTTGTTCAAGCATAACCAACACTTCAAGGATGCGTCAGACTGGCTTGTTAATCGGTCGGAAGTGCCGTTCTCACAGGCTTGGTTAGCGTCAGAGAAGTATAAGCCCGAAGGCATTGTCACCATTAGCGACATCAAGGAAAGGTTGTTAGCCCCACCAGTAGCGGGTGTACCGTGGTGCTTCCCTACATTGACTGAGTTAACCTATGGTCGTCGTAAGGGTGAGCTATATGCGTTCGGTGCTGGTGTCGGTGTGGGTAAGACTGATGTTTTCACCCAGCAGATTGCCTACGACATTGAGACGTTAAACAAAAAGGTAGGGGTTATCTACTTAGAGCAAAATGTAGTCGAGACAGGGCAACGTGTTATGGGCAAGTTAGACCACCGCCTATACCATGTACCCGATGCTGACTGGAACCGTACACAGTATGAGGAGAGTGTTAACAGGTTGGAAGCCCGTGAGCAACTGTTTATGATGGAACACTTCGGTGCTATGGATTGGAAGACAATCAAGGGCATCATCAAGTATTTCAACAAGGCATACGACATTGACCACATCTACCTTGACCACTTGACGGCATTGTCGGCGCAGGAACAGGATGAGCGTAGGGCGTTAGATGGCATCATGGCAGACATGGCATCGTTGGCGCAGGAGCTTGGCATCATCATCCACTTCATTAGCCACCTGACGACACCAGAGGGGAAGAGCCATGAGGAAGGCGGTAGGGTTATGGAGAAGCATTTCACGGGTTCACGAGCCATTGCACGTTGGAGCCACTATATGTTTGGCTTGGAGCGTAACAAGCAGCATAGTGACCCTATCAAACGGCAAACGACAACGTTCAGGGTGTTGAAGGATAGGTTTACTGGTCGAGCAACAGGCATTAAATTTGGCTTGCAATATAACCAAAGCAATGGTATACTACGTGAAGCTGATTTGTTAGAGGATGAGGCGTTATGATTGAACAGGTTATTGTTGGCGCTACCGGCTTAGGCTACCTCATTGTAGGTCTATTGCAATGGACTAAGGGTGAACCTAGTAACGGTATGATTTGGACTGGATATGCTTTTGCACAGGTGGGATTATGGTTAAACTTGAAGTGATTAAACAGTATGGGTATAACGAGCAGGGCATTTGCATCAACCCCTTTGGTGTTAAACCTTTGTGGGTGCAGAAGATTGCTGAGCGTATTCGGTGTAACCACGTTGTAACTATGGCAGAGGAGGCATTATTTTGACAAAAATAGGAACAGCAGACGTAACACTGGTTAAAGAGAACGAAGACGGCAGTGCTGTCTACCAATTCAACTTCCCACCAGAGGCAATGGAGGCGCTCACAAGGCTAGGCATCCTCACTGCTATTCAGGCAGGGATTGGAGAGGCTAAGAAGCTAGCGCCTGAGTACAACCCTGAGTTTACAGACGAGATCAAAGCATTGGCTGAAGAGGCGGGTTTTGTATTCTGGAGCGATGAGTCTTGGAAACCTGACAACACTGAGATTGATTGGTCTTCTTTGTATGACAACGAGTTGGTCAAGTTCTACCACCTTGTGAAAGCAAAGTATGACCGACAAAGTTAGTGGTGATGGGGCTGCCTACGTTGACCACGATTACTACTGGCGACCAATTGAGACAGCACCACATGGTGTTAAGTTGCAGTTGCTAAGTATTTATGGTGTGGCTTCGCATGGGTTGTTATCCCCTGCTATAATTGAAGATGGGTTCTGGATTGGCTGGACACCCTTACCTAAACGAAGGAAAGAGAATGATTGACAACATCACCCTGTGGCACAAACGTGCTAGACCTGAGCCGACAGAGAAGGATTTTAACGTGCAGCTAGGCTGTCATATCGAGGAGTTTATCGAGATGATGGATGCGCTTGGTATTGAATGGGATTACAACAAACATCTACGTGACGCTGTTAACACGTTATCAGACGTTGCTGATTCGTTGAAGCAAGGGGAATGGGTAGTCCATGACGTTAACCGTAAGGAGTTGTTGGATTCGTTAGCTGACCAAGTGGTTACAGCAGTCGGTGTCGCTCATTGCGCTAATATGGATATGGTGGCGGCTTGTCAAGAGGTTAACGACAGTAATTGGTCTAAGTTTAACTACAAGGGTTTCCCTGAGTTTGACGAGAATGGGAAGGTAAAGAAGGGTGAGCGTTATCACAAACCAAACCTGAAGGGAATGTACTGATGAAAGATGTAACAGAAACGCTGGACACACGAGGAAACCGTTATGGGGAGTATGTAAACGTGTCGGCGACATCACAAACATTGAAAGAAGACTTGCGTTCAGGTGCTAGTTGGGATAAAATGGAACCCTATATGCAGGAGAGCTTGGACTTAATCTGTAACAAGCTAGCCCGTATTGTTAACGGTGACCCATTCTATGACGACAGTTGGCACGATGTTGGCGGTTATGCTAAGCTAGTGGAGATTGAACTTGCTAAGGGGAAGTGAGATGCAACAAGAGTTATTTGATAAAGAACCTGTAAGAGCTAGACCGCTCGATCCAAGTACATCACACGAAGCCGCTCAACGTGTTGGTGAGTTTTCAGCTAAAATGTATAAAAAAATATATGCAGAGTTGCTGAAAGGTGAAGGTACTTACGAAGAGTTAGCCTTTCGGTTAAAGTTTAGAACAGATCAATTATCCAAACGATTGCCTGAGATGCAACGGATAGGTATTGTAGAGTTAACAGGTCAAAAACGTGAGGGTTCTAGTGGTAGGATGCAACGTGTTTGGAGAGCAATAAAGGAGTAAACGTGGACTTAGTTCTCGACATCGAGACAGACAGCAAGCATAGTGTTATATGGCTATGCTACACCCATAACAGCGAGACAGATGAATACGTATGTCACACAACACCAGATACGCTCATACCCTTGATAAACAAAGCAGACAGGCTGATCGGACACAACTTGATCGGCTTCGACGCACCAATCCTCAACAAGCTTTGGGGAACGAAGATTGGCTTGAAGAAAGTGAGAGATACTTTGATAATGTCAAGGCTTCTCAATCCAAGCATAGATGGGGGTCACAGTTTAGAGGCATGGGGAAAGAGACTTGGGAATCACAAGGTTGAGTACACACGCATTTGGCATTGGTTAAACGGAACCCCTTATGATAAGACTTCTACTACTCCTTATGATGCTCCACATGATAGCCTCAATCGGTTTTATTGTAAGCAGGACGTGGCAGTGACTGTTCAGCTATTCCGTATGTTAGAGCGGGAGCTGGAGGGTTGGGGTGAGAGTGTGCAGCTAGAGCATGATGTAGCTGCTATTTTGAAAAGGCAGGAGCTACATGGCTTTAGATTCGATAAGCAAAAAGGTCAGGCGTTGTTGGCTACATTGTCAGGCGAATTGTCTGATATTGAAGGCGAATTGCAAGCTACGTTTCCACCTATTGTTGAGGAACGAGTTAGTGATAAAACTGGTAAATCCCTTAAAGCTAAGGTTACAGTCTTTAATCCGGGCAGTCGCCAACAAATTGCAGAGAGACTTGCGGGGTTAGGTGTTACTTTCACTGAGGAGACAGAGAAGGGGAGTACCATCATCAACGAGAAGGTGTTGGAAGGCATTGACCTACCAGAAGCTAAGCTAATCGCTCGTTACCTGATGCTACAGAAACGCATCTCGCAGATTAGCAGTTGGTTTGATGTGGTTAAGGAGGACGGTAGGGTACATGGTCGTGTTATCACTAATGGTGCTGTCACAGGACGTATGACGCACATTAGCCCTAACATGGCACAAGTGCCTAACAGTGGCTCGGAATATGGAGCAGAGTGCCGTGAATTGTGGACAGTCGATGTTGGCAACAAGCTTGTCGGTATTGACGCTAGTGGTTTGGAGTTGCGTATGTTAGCTCACTATATGCGGGATGCTCGTTACACCAACGAAATCCTCAATGGTGACATTCATACAGCTAACCAAAAGGCGGCAGGGCTAGATAACCGTAACACAGCGAAGACGTTTATTTACGCTTTCCTGTACGGTGCTGGTGCTGCTAAGATTGGCTCTATCGTGGGTGGTAGTGAACAGGAAGGGCGAAAGCTAATGAATCGCTTCCTAAAGAACACACCAGCGTTGAAGAGGTTGAAGGAGAAGGTAGCCGCTCACGCCGCTAAGGGGTGGATTGAAGGCTTAGACGGCAGACATTTGTTAGTGCGCAGCGAACATAGTGCATTGAATACTTTGTTACAAGGAGCAGGGGCAATTTTGATGAAAAAATCCCTAGTTATCTTGAACAACAAGTTAAAATGTGGTATAATAGACGCTAAGTTCTGTGCAAATGTACACGATGAGTGGCAAGTGGAAGTCCCGCAAGAGGATGCAGAGCGTGTAGGTAAGATGGCAGTTCAAGCTATCGAAGAGGCAGGTGTAGCATTAGGGCTACGGTGTCCAGTAACAGGAGAGTACCATGTAGGCGATAACTGGAAGGAAACACATTGAACAAACGAGAGCTAGATAAGTTGGAGACTGTTTTAAAGGACGCTGATAACGTCATTGTTATTACAGAGAAAGATGGTGAGATTCACCTAAGCTTCAGCCAACAACTAAGCGAAATGGAAGTGCTTGACATTTTAGCCATTGTCACTTCCAAGTTTTACGAAATTGCCGAAGAAGACGGTAACGACATCATTCACTAAGGAGTAGTTATGAATACAGAACAAGTTAAGATTAAAGCGGAAGTTATGTGGGCTTTCTTGAGCAAACCAAACGAGATGAGCGGTAAGTATCAAGTTGACCTATGTAACCTATCAGACAAAGCTGTCTCTGCATTGGAAGACATGGGTATTGAGGTTAAAACCAAAGAGGGCAAGGGAGCCTATGTTACCTGTAAGAGCACCCGACCAATTGCTGCCTACGACGATGGCGGTACATTGATCGAAGGTGACATCTTGGGCAACGGCTCTAAGGCAGCAGTTATCATTAGCCCCTACGCTTGGTCATTCAAGGGTAAGAAGGGTGTTAGCCCATCATTGCGTAAGATGGTAGTCACAGAGCTTGTACCCTACACTGGTGGTGGCGTAGAGGCTTTTGCTGACGACGACCTGCTGTAATGATTGCTCTACTCGATGCAGATATTCTTTGTTATCGGGTAGGGTTTGCTACTGAGGATGAGCATGAGAACACCGCTATCGAAACAATGGCGGTGTTTCTGGAAGACTTGTTAATGTTTGATCTAGTGGACACCGACGACCATGAGTTGTTCCTAACAGGCAAAGTTAACTTCCGTAATGACATTGCAGTGACAGTACCTTACAAGGGTAACAGGAAGGATGTGAAGAAACCTAAACACCTACCTCTCCTACGGGAATATTTACAGGTTTCATGGGGTGCTAGTGTTAGCGAAGGACAGGAAGCAGACGATGACATTGCTATTCGTGCTACTGAACTTAGCGAGGAATCTATCATCGTATCAATTGACAAAGATTTTATGCAGGTTCCCGGATGGCATTACAACTTTGTGAAGAAGGAGAAGAAGCTAGTTACTCCAGAAGAGGGCTTGCGCTTCTTTTACAAGCAAATCCTTATGGGCGATTCGGCAGACAACATCAAGGGAGCGCCCCGTGTTGGTGTCGTGCGCTCGGAGAAGATGCTTGCGCCTTTCCAGACGGAGAAAGAGTTCTATGCGTGTTGTGTGGAGGCTCTGGGAAAAGAACGTGTACTGGAAAACGGGAGGCTCTTGTGGTTACGCAGGAAGCCCAACGAACTATGGGAGCCACCGAATGAAGAAGTTTAAACTGGCGGGTTGTACTTGGGAGGTTATCGAGACAGATATGCCCGACCTTGGTGCATCAAACCCTGACCTATGTAAGATTTTAATTAACAAGAAACTAACGGGGCAAGACAAGGCTGTCACCTTCTACCATGAGTTAGTCCATGCAATCCTGTTTACGATGGGTGAGCGTGACCATGATGAGCGATTCGTAGAGGGGTTTGCTCAGTTGTTATACCAGTATGAACAACAGAAAGTATAACGATGGTGAATGGACAGAGGCTAGATTTAGGGCGTTTATAATCTCAGCGTTACGTGCCTACATGAAGCGTTTCCCGCCTAAGTGGAAAGCTCTGAAGGACGCAGCGATTGGTAAGAGGGTTAACAAACGAAGTGGTAGGCTGGCAGAACATTACTTATGTGCTGGATGCGGAGAATTCTTTATTGCGAGGGATGTACAAGTGGATCATATTGAACCCGTTGTTGACCCCGCTACAGGGTTTGAAGACTGGTGGACATACATGAATAGGCTCTACTGTGAAGCAGATAACCTACAGGTGCTATGTAAACCATGCCACAAGGTTAAAACAGCAGAAGAACGTAAAGAGAGGAAGAAGAAATGAAGGTATCGTTAGTGTGGGTTACCCCCGATGCAGAGGAAAAGGTAGCGTACATGGCTCGTGTTTCAAACCCCGGTAATCAGGATAACAAGGAGACAGCGCCTAAGTTGCTCCGTTACCTGATGCGCCACAAACATTGGTCACCTTTCGAGATGGTCAATGTCTGTATGGAGATTGAATGTACACGTGACATTGCCCGACAGATTATCCGACATCGTTCGTTTAGCTTTCAGGAGTTTAGCCAACGGTATGCTGAGGCTCTGGACTTTGAGTATGGTGAGGTTAGGTTGCAGGATGAGAAGAATCGGCAGAATTCCTTACCTACTCAAGACCGAGAGTTACGGCGATGGTGGGATGAGCAACAGGCAGTAGTAGCTGCTCAGGCTCGTTTCTCTTATGGCGCTGCCCTTAACAACGGCATTGCCAAAGAGGTGGCACGTAAGTTGTTGCCAGAAGGGTTGACGATGAGTCGGATGTATATGAACGGTACACTGCGAAGCTGGATGCACTATGTAGACATTCGCTGTGATGAAGCAACACAGAAGGAACATCGTGAGGTAGCCGACAAATGTAAGGCAATCTTGACTGAACAGTTCCCAAGTATTTATGGAGGTTAACATGGAAGAAAAACAGTATTACCATTTCAAGAAGAGTAGTTCAACGAATAGCACGACATCGACCAGTGAGCATTTATATGTTTGTCCTGAAGACGCTATGTGGCACGATGTTATGCGACAGTTTGCTGCTTTCCTAGACACTTGTGGTTATGTTGGTGTTTACGAAAATGTAGACCTGATGCTGGAAGACTACTGGGATCAGAAGTCATCTCGAAAGGCTTTTGAAGAATGAAGATTTTAGTTATTCCTGACTGCCAAGTGAAGCCGGGAGTAGCTACTGACCACCTAACATGGGCAGGGAAGG